ATGGTTCACCAAAAAAGTGTCGTCCTTCGACAGTTCTCGCGTTACGCAGGATTTCGTTGACAACATTGCCCTGACTTACGGCACAGGCTCGAACACCTACCGCTACAAAGTCTTAGGCGAATTTCCTGAAAGCGTTGCCGACACTGTAATTCCCAAGGAGTTGATTGATGGCGCATGGGGCAGAGACGTTGACCTCCTACGCGGCGCGGAGCGTTTTTGGGGTGTGGACCCCGGACGCGGAGGCGATCCAACAGGCTTTTGCATCCGAGCAGACAACCACGTCGAAGAACTCATCGAATGGTACGATGCCGACCTCATGCGCGTCACAGGCCGTGTTAAAGAACGCTGGGATCGCACCGCCGACAAAGACAGGCCGGAATCCATCTTCGTCGATTCCATCGGTCTGGGTGCTGGTGTGGCTGACCGCCTTCGTGAACTTGGGCTTCCTGCTGTTGATGTTAACGTTGCTGAGTCTCCATCCATGAAAGACCGCTTCACGCGGTTGCGGGCGGAATTGTGGTACGCAGTCAGGGAATGGTTGGAGCAGCGCAATGTCGTCTTGCCCAAAGAACTTGACCTGACTGAAAAGCTGATGTCGGAATTGGCGGAGCCACAAGCGATCTTCACATCGACTGGTAAGGCAGATGTCGAGTCAAAGGGTGCGATGAAGCAGCGCGGCGTCAGATCGCCCAACTTGGCTGACGCACTTTGCCTGACTTTCGCTGGCGGCGGGGCCATTGCAGTTGGTCGATCCAACGGCAAAAATAGCTGGAAGAAGCCGCTTCAGTGGGCTGCGCCCGGACTTGTGTGAGCCTTCGTTGACCAAAAGCTGCCTAACTGGTAGAGTATCGCAACTGAACCTGTAACTTGGAGGCAAAAATGCCTATTCGCGGCGTAAAGAACCCCTTCCCCAAAATCATGCCCGCCACCAGCGGCGGAATGTTTTCGTCTGATGGTAAGCAGAAGATGGACCCTGTGAAGCAGTCAGCTATCGTCAAGAAGACTGTCGCAGAAGCCATGCGTACCAACGGCAAAGTCGGTAAAAGCTAATGGCCGTCACGATCTCGCCGCCCAGCCCGAACAACAAGGCCAGCGCATACTACGCGAAGATCAACCATGTGAAACACGCCGTAGTCGCAGAGTCGAAGTCACAGATTCTTGTAGACATCGTAGACAACCGCTGACTTTGAGGGCAGAAAATGGCTGAAGACCTTTTTAACATCGACGGCGCGGTTCCTCCGGCTGACGATCAGACCATTTCTGTTGATGACGCAGCCCACGAACTGGGCGCACTGGTCAACACTGCCGTCAACTTCATCGACGAGCAGTTCATGCCCGGATGGGAAACTGCTCAAAAATACTACGATGGCCTGACTGACATCCAAACTGTCAATGGCCGCTCCAAAGTCGTGATGACGACAGTGCGGGACGCGATCCGCTCTGCCCGCCCGTCCTTGATGCGTATCTTCCTGCAAGCAGACACCATCGTCGAGTTTGTCCCCAACGGCGCAAAGTCAGCCGCTTTGGCGGCGCAGCAGTCCAAATTCGTCAATTCGCTGTTCTTCCGCTCAAACGGCTACCGCTCTTTGTATGACTGCATCCAAAACTCCATGCTGAAGAAGCTAGGGGTGATGAAATTCTGGTTCGATGACGCCACAGAAGTCAAATACATCGACCTGACTGCCATTCCGACCGACGAACTGGACAGAATCTCCTCTCGTCCTGACGCGATGATTATGTCCGTGACGCCTTCCGAGGCGCAGCCCGTCATTATCTCGCCTGACGGCACTCAAATCCAACTTTTTGACGCAGAAATCGCACTTTACGTCAAAAATGGCTCCATTCGTGTCGAAAACGTGCCTTTGGAGGAGTTTTTCATCGACGAAAACGCCTCTGGCGTCGAAGACGCTCGCGTCATCGGCCACCGCCGCCAAATGCGGGTGGGCGATGCCGTGGCGATGGGCCTTCCGTTTGAAGAACTCGACAATCTCGACACAATCGACCCAGAACTCTACGCAGGAGCGGGCGAGTCAGAATATCGCCGTGGCTACATGAAAGTCACGGAGCAGGAGTCGATGGACCGCATGATGCGGCTCGTCCTCATCACCGAATGCTACGCCCGCTACGATCTTGACGGCACAGGCATCCCGCAGCTATACCGCTTCTGGCTAGGCGGCACGAATTACGAACTTCTACAGCATGAACGCGCCTCACAAGTCCCATTCGGCCTGATTTCAATCGACCCCGAACCAAACACTGTATTCGGCAAGTCCATCTTTGACGTTGTGCGCCAAGAACAAGACACAATGACCTCGCTCATCCGCGCGACAGTTGACAACGCCCACCTTTCAAACAACCGCCGTCTAGCCGTCCATGACACGCTCGTGAACATGGATGATGTGCTGAACCCCGCTGTAGGCGCTCCAATTCGTGTTAAGTCAGCAGGACAAATCCAAGAAATTGGGGTTCAGTCCACCATCTCGTCCATGCTCCCGCTCTTGCAGTTCCTCAAGCAAGACACTGAGCAGAAAGTCGGCGTCACTGGCGCTGCAATGGGCATCGACCACGATGCCTTGCAGTCCACGACCCGCGAAGCCGCCATGAACACGATCCAAATGTCGCAAGGCCAGATCGAAGTCATGGCCCGCAACATTGCAGAGGGCCTGAAGACTGTCTTCAACGGCATCCTCAAGCTGTCCATGTGGCATATGCCGCGCGACCAGATCATGGAAGTGAATGGGGATTACGTCCCCGTAGACACCGCCATGTTCGATCCTACGCTGTATATGCGGGCCAACGTGGGTCTGGGTACTGGCGAGGCAACAGAGAAGCTGGCGGGCCTACAGGGCGTCCTAGCGCAGCAAAAAGAGATCGTTGCTACCTTGGGGCCGTCTAACCCCATCGTGACCTACCGCAACATCTACAACACGCTTGAAGACATGACGAAGCTGTACGGCATCTACAACGTCAGCCGATACTTCTCCCCCGTCACGCCGGAAGTCGAGCAAGTCCTCGCCCAGCAAGCCCAACAGGCCGCTCAGAACCAGCAGCCTGTGGTTGACCCCGGCACTGCGCTGATCGAAGCCGAAAAGATCAAGGCACAACTCAAGGAACGCGAACTCTACGTCACTTCGATGCTAGAGGAGCGCCGTCTGGCGCTGGACAACCAAATCCGCGCACTGGAATTTGCTGCCAAGGACGATCTGGAACGCGACAAGATGGCGCAAGACCTCGAAATCGCTGCCTCCAAGTCAGCAATCGACAAGCAGAAGATCGCTTTGGAGCAAGAAAAAGTCAGGATGGCTCCTTACGACACGCCTGTGCCTGAACCCATCACGCCTCCGCCCGCCCCCGCCACCCCAGCGGAAGCCACGCAGTCAGCAAACACCATTCCTCCTACTGGAGTAATGATGAATGGCTGATCCCTTCACAAAAGCCCGCCGCGCCCGCGAACTGCTTGAGGATTCGGTGTTCACTGAAATCACCAACCAGATGGTTGCAGAGGCTTTTGCAGAATTTTGTTCCGTTGATAGTCAAGATACTGTAAGGATGACTCACATTCACGCCAAAGTCAGGGCCGTGGATGAAATTCGAGCAACGCTTCGCAATATCGCGAGGCAGGTCGATGAGAGGAAACCCTAATGGCTCTTGAAGCCGGACAACCTATTGGCAAGATGTCTATGGATGACATTGCTGCCTCCATGATCGTCTCCGCTGACCCTGAAAAGGAGGAGGAGACTACCGCTGACGCTGCGGACGATAGCGTAGAAAACCAAGTTGAGACTTCTGACTCACAGTCCGAGTCAGACGCCACCGCCACCGATGACACCGACAATGAAGATGATGAAAACTTCGAGACTATCCAACTAACCGACGATACGCTTATCCCGGTGACAGTAGATGGAGAGGGTCGAGAAGTAACGCTCGCTGACTTGAAACGTGCCTATTCTGGTGAAGGAGCAATCGAAAAGCGACTCCAAGTTGCCACGGAAACCAAAAAACAGGCCGAAAGCCTGAAGGTCCAAGTGGAGCAGGAGTTAAACTCTGGCCGTCAGAACCTCGTGAAAGCCTTTACAGCCTTCGAGAGCCTGATGTTCCAGTCTCAAATACCGCAGCCTAGCCTCGCACTTCAGCAAACCAACCCTACCCAATACCTCATTCAGCTTGAGAATTGGCGGGCGGAGCAAGGTGAACTTCAACAGAAGCGAACCAAAGTGCAGCAAGCTGTGGCGCTGTTCCAGCAGCAGGAAGCAGAGCAACTCAATCAGATGAAGGCAGACGCCGCTCATCGCCTTGTAGAAGCAATGCCAGCGTTGCGCGATCCCGTAAAAGGGCCAGAAATCCAGCGAATGATGGTAGACGCCGCTCGTGCATACCAATTCAATGACGCTGAACTGTCCGACATCGTGGATCATCGGCTGTATCTCGTGCTGGCTGACGCCGCCGCCTACAGGCAACTGAAGGCCAAAGGGCAAGTCGCACCGCAGAAACAGACCAAGGCAGCAGTCACCATGAGGCCCGGAGCATCTAAGCATCTCGCAACTGCAACGGCATCCGCGCGGAACCAAAAGGCCGCTCTGGAAACCGCTCGCAAGTCAGGTCGCGTCGAAGACATCGCCGCCACCATGCTTGTCCGCAAACCGAAAAGGTGAACTATCATGGCAGTTGATGCACAAACCATCGAAACGTATGACAACACTGTCATCCGTGAAGACCTCGAACAGCAGTACACGATGATCTCTCCTGAAGAGACGCCGTTCCAGACTGCTATCGGTGTCGGCCCCGCCGCAACCAACACTTATCACGAGTGGACTGTTGTGGAATTGGCCTCGCCCTCGACCTCGAACCGCGTCATCGAAGGTGACGATGCTCCGGGCGAAGACAACGGCACTCTGGGTAAGCGCTTCGGCAACTACACCCAGATCAGCGACAAGATCGTGTCGGTTTCGAACACTTCGGAAGCCGTCGATGCTGCTGCTGAAAACGTCCAGCGTTTGGCCGCTCAGGTCGCCATCAAGCTGAAGGAAATGAAGCGCGATATGGAAGCCATGTTGCTTCAGAACATCGCTGCTGCCGCTGGCTCGTCGGGCACTGCTCGTCAAGCTGCTGGTCTGCCCGCTTGGCTGCGGACCAACATCGTTCTGGGTGCATCGGGCGCTGCGCCCACGCTGTCCGGCACGACTTCTGGTTATCCTAACGCTGCCCTGACTCCGGGAACGGCGGTTGTCTTGACCGAAACCAACCTGAATAACGTCATTCAGTCTTGCTGGAACGAGGGCGCTTCGCCTTCGATCATCATGGTTAACGCCAACAACAAGCGCGTCATCTCGAAGAACTTCACGGGTAACGCCACTCGCTACAAGGACGCTATCGACAAGCGTCTGACTGCCGCCATCGACATCTATGACTCGGATTTCGGTGAACTTTCGGTGGTCCCGAACCGCTTCCAGCAAACCACCGCCGCAGACAACTACTCGGTGTATGTGCTGGACCCCGAATACGCGAGCCTCTCCTTCTTGGAAACTCCGCGTCAGACGGAACTGGCCCAGACGGGCCACGCAAAGCGCCGCATGGTGCATTGCGAATACACGCTGAAAGTCTCCAACGAGAAAGCCCACGGCGCGATCCACGCGACCACTGGCGCAGCGGCCTAACATCAACTGGGGCGGCGGCAACGCCGCCCCTACCTCCAGCATAGGTGCATTATGGCTAACCAACCTGAAATTGCTGCTGAAGTCGTAATCGTAACGTCAGCAGAACCCGTCTCCAAGAAGCAAACAAAGCCAGCTACGGCCAAATACGAAGTCATCAATGGCGCAATCAGCCCCTATGGCGGCGACATGGATTCCTTGATCCGCCCCGGCTCCATTGTTGAACTGCCGACTGACTTGGCTGTGCATTACAACAAACTCGGCTACCTCAAGCCGTACATTGAGGAATAATATGTTCCTGCCATCTTCGCCCATCGTTGAAAAACTGTATCTCAATCCAAATGGGACGCAGTTTCACTTCGTCAAAACGCAAGATGTGCAAGGCATCATTGAAGCAGCCAAGGATGCAGCGGAGACGCTGCGCCCTAACACTGGCCCCGCTGGGGGCAAATACCTTGGCACAGTGCCTGTCCTGATCGCCCAGCAATGGGCAAAAGAGTGCGGCGCATCAGTAGGGTCGCGCGAGTGGGCAATCTATGCTAAAGGTAAGCTACGCGATGGAACGTGGGCGAGACTAAGGGTGCATCAGAAATGAACTACGCTGCTTTCAAAGCCTACCTTGCGCGGTTTGTCTGGCGCAATGGCGACACAGTGTTCGAGGCAGACCTCGACAACATGATCGACATGGCCCACGCCCGCCTGAACCGCGATCTGCGGATTCAGCGCATGGTTGTCGTTGCCAACGCTGACTTGCTCGCTGACTCAATCGCCCTTCCGGCCAATTATCTGGAGATGCGGACAATCACATCTGATAGTCCTCCTGCTCCCATGCAGTATGTCTCGCCTTACGAGCGCGAGCGCATCAAACTGGCAAACGCCAGCACTTTCCAGCCAGTCTACACAATCGCCAATGACGCCCTGTATTTTGTCGGTCCTATGGCAGCGACCGACAATCCTGCGCGGTCGATCATTATGACTTACTACAGCAAAATCCCTGACTTTGCGACAACCAACACTTCGTGGCTGGCCGACGACTATCTCGACCTCTACACCTACGCTGTCCTGCGCCACACTCCTGCCTATTTAAAAGAGGATGAACGTGTGGCATTATGGAAGAATGAGTATGACGAAACGCTTGCGTCCGTCATTAACGCTGAAGCTGGTCGTCGTTATGCGGGAAGCCCGCTACGCGCCCCAATGCCGGGAGTTGTCGCATGAGCCTGTCAAACGCTTTTGAAACCACCACGCTTGAGTGGCTGTTCACTGCAACCTCAGTTACGCGCCCCACGGCTTGGTATCTGGCCCTTTATACTGTCGCACCCACGGACACTGGCGGCGGCACGGAATGCAGCGGCACTTCCTACGCCCGCCAGTCGTTTTCCTTGAGCGTGACGGGCAACACAGCGACGAACACTGCAAACGTCGAATTTCCTGTAGCTGGCGGCTCATGGGGAACGATTGTTGCAGTAGGTGTCTTTACTGCCCTGACTGGTGGCACTCTCATTGCCTACGGCGATCTGACTGCATCAAAAACGATTGCTACTGGTGACGTTCTCCGTATCCCGCTAGGCGACCTAGACATCACATTGGATTGATTCTGACATGGTAACCATCGTCACACGGGCGGGAAAAGGTAGTCCACTCACGCACAATGAAGTGGACGCCAACTTTACAAATTTGAACACTGGTAAAGTTGAGCCAACTAATGCTGGCATATCTGGTCAGGCGCTGATTTCGGCTGGCTCTGGCGTTTCACCGGCTTACGGCACGTTGGATGTATCCGGCGGCGGAACGGGCATTACATCATATGCTATTGGTGATCTGCTGTTTGCCTTAACTACAAGTGCGCTGTCAAAATTGGCTGACGTAGCAACTGGAAGTGCATTGATTTCTGGCGGTGTTGGCGCAGCGCCGTCCTATGGTAAAATCGGTTTGACAACCCACGTTTCGGGCACGTTGCCTGTAGCAAACGGCGGAACAGGTGCTACAGCCTCTACAGGAAGCGGCGGCGTTGTCCTTGCCGTGTCACCTAGTTTAACCGGGACTACGGCGGTTGAGACACTGACTGCCACTGGCGCGGTAAGCGACTTGATTGGCAACGTCCGTGATCTGGTTAACAGCAGCAAAACCGCTGCTTACGTTCCTGCGGCGACCGACAACGGCAAGCTGATCAACATCACCACGGGCGGCATAACCATCAACGCTAGCGTGTTTTCCGCTGGGCAGAACGTGACGATCTACAACAACAGCGCATCCTCGCAGACCATCACGCAGGGGACGAGCGTTACCATGTATCTGGCCGGCACTGCGACCACGGGAAACAGGACATTGGCACAGCGCGGCATTGCCACGATACTGTGCGTTGCATCAAACACCTTTGTCTGCTCCGGCGCAGGGGTGACCTAAATGTCGTCAGCAGTTTTTGCCGCGCTTTTGATGCAGCGGGTTAGCAACGCAGCTATAACTTATCTGATTGTCGCTGGCGGTGGCGGTGGTGGTGGTGGAAACTATCATGGCACTGGTGGCGGTGCTGGTGGCTTTTTAACATCAACAGCAACATTGACTGCTGGTGTTTCATATACTGTTACAGTTGGTGCGGCTGGCACTGGTGGGGCTGCAACATCAAATGGTGGTAACGGGGGCAACTCGTCAATAAGCACAGTTGCTACGGCAACGGGTGGCGGTGGCGGCGTTACCTCTTACGCTGGGGCTGGCCTGAATGGCGGCTCAGGCGGCGGCGCATGGTATGGTGTTGGTCCGGGTTCAGGAACTGCTGGTCAAGGCAATAATGGTGGATATGGCGCTTCTGGCGGCGTTTACGGCTCTGGCGGCGGTGGAGGCGCAAGTGCAGTTGGTGGAAATGGCTCAACTGCCGCTGGCGGCTCTGGCGGCGCTGGGACGGCTAGTAGCATAACAGGCACATCAACTTACTACGCTGGCGGTGGCGGCGGCTCAACCTACTCTGGAGGGTCGGCTGGAGGAGGCGGGATAGGCGGGGGTGGTACAGGGTCTATCGCTGGTAGCACTGTTCCCGGCGCGGGAACAGCAAACACTGGTGGCGGCGGTGGCGGCACAGAACGCAACTACTATCTCACAGGCGGCGCTGGCGGCTCAGGCGTTGTCATCATTAGAACTGCATCCACAGCATCTGCCACGACAGGATCGCCTGTTGTCACAACTGACGGCAGCTTCAATGTTTACAAATTCACGGGATCAGGGAGCATTACGTTCTAATGGCACACTTTGCAGAACTTGATGCCGACAACATCGTCGTGCGGGTGATTGTCGTGAACAACGCCGAATTGCTGGACGCCAATGGACAAGAGCAAGAGGCAATCGGCGTTGCCTTTTGTCAGTCTCTATTCGGTGGAACGTGGGTGCAGACAAGCTACAACGGCAGCTTTAGGGCGCGGTTTGCTGGGGAAGGCTATGCTTACGACCAGAACCATGATGCGTTCATAGCGCCAAAGCCTTTCCCATCGTGGTTGTTTAGCGACAACATTTTGGATTGGGTTGCACCTGTTGCACATCCAGAAGATGGCAAGCCATATGCTTGGAATGAAGATACGACTTCTTGGGTTGAGTGGCCCACACCGCAAACGCAGGAGTGAGCCATGCCCGCGCCGTATTATGTCGAACCTGACTATTGGGTAACAGGCTATGCTGAAGGCGATGTGACTGATGTGGCCGCAGCCATACCTATTTTGTCGCCTATTTCGATAGGTGCTATCCGCATCCAAAATGTGCTGGCAGACATACCGCTGACTTCATCAATTTCGGTAAGCGCGTTTGTGACGGCGGTAGCTGCTTCCGCTATCCCTATAACGTCTGTGAACGTAACTGCTGCACAAAAAATCCTACTAAGTGGCAGTCTGATAGACGCCACATCACAAGTCACCGGAACTGCTCTCGCCATTTATTTGTCTGGCGCAGCAGTCAGCATACAGTCAGAAATGGCCGTAGGATCGCAGAGGCTCGCCTTGGCGGCGGCAATCATACCAAATGCGCTCACGTTTGTTGCATTTGCGCGTAAAAAATGGGAAGATGACCCCGCAGACACCGAAAGCTGGACTACGCAGTCGCCATCAAGTGGTGGCTGGACCCCACAAGCCGCTGACTCGTCAGCGTGGACCGAACAAGGATAGGACGAATGGCTGATACAACCACAACGAACTACGGCCTCGTTAAACCAGAAGTTGGGGCTAGTTCTGACACATGGGGGACCAAAGTAAACTCGGACCTCGATGCGGTCGATGCGCTCCTTGGCGGCACTGGCGCACAAAAAGCCAAACCGAATCTATCTGGCGGTCTGTGGAAGATCGACGGCACAGCCGTCACTCCGACCGCTGCTGAACTGAACATCCTTGCTGGTGTTCCTGCCACGCTGACTGCGACAGAACTTGGTTACGTCGATGGCGTCACTTCCGCTATCCAGACGCAGTTGAACGCCAAGCAAGCACTAGACGCTACGCTGACTGCGCTGGCCGCATACAACACCAATGGTTTGCTGACTCAGACTGCCGCCGACACGTTCACTGGCCGCACACTGACTGGCAACTCGTCTATCACTGTCACAAACGGCGATGGCGTATCTGGCAACCCCACGCTCACTCCAATTTTGGCATCGCAAGCCGAGGCGGAAGCTGGCACTGACGCAAACAAGTTGATGACGCCATTGCGGTCAGCACAGGCTATCACGGCGTTGGCTCCGTCAAATGCGACCACGCGGTTTGGCGGAACTGTTGTAACAGCAAAATCGCGGGCATCTGGAACTATCTATCAAAACACTACAGGCGGTTGGCTTTTTGTCGCATTTGCTGGGGTGAACAACGGAACATCGGCATTTGTTGGGCCAACCGTATCGCCTTCAACTCTGGTCAATGCGTCAAACGCAAATAGCACAGGGGGATCATTTATGGTTCCGCCCAGTTACTATTACAACATAAGCTATAACGGCCTAGCTTTTGCTTCAGAAGGGCAAGCATAATGGAACATGGTTTCTTTCACCCATCCGTTGGTTACTGGCAAACTATTTCCACGCCTACCGAGGAGCATCTCGCAGCGTATCCTGCTGGAACTGTCGAGGTTCCGTTGCAGCCAAGCAATCTACACACTTGGGACGGCTCTGCATGGGTTCCGCCCACACAAGAAGTGTTTGATGCGGCTGAAGCAAAGAATGTCCGCGCTACCCGCGACACCAAACTCTCTGTTGAAGTCGATCCTATCGTCTCCAACCCACTGCGCTGGGGCGGCATGACTGCGGAACAGCAAGCTGCATGGGCGGCGTATCGCCAAGCCTTGCTCGACATCTCGAAGCAGTCAGGCTTCCCCCACAATGTCGCTTGGCCGACAAAGCCTGAGTAAGCGATGACCCCAGAAATCATCTGGAGTGCTGTCCTGACTGCCGCTATCAGCATTGCTGGATGGTTTATGAAAGGCAACGCAGACGAGTTAAAGCGTCTGCAAATCCTTTTGAATCGCACACGGGAAGACTTGGCTAAGGAATACGTCACCAAGGCCGAGGTCCACGCTGACATAAACCGCGTCATCACACGCATCGACAACTTGGACGCCAAGATTGAGCGGCTGCTGGAAAGGCTTGTGAAGTGAAATTTATTCCACTCCTATTCCTTGCCTCATGCGGACCTATCGCTGTCACATCAATCGCCTATACGACTGCTTGCCCAGAGGGGGATACCCAATGCGAGATCAGGCAGAACGCGCAGACGCTCTATTACATGGGCCAGTTCGATGCTGGGGACGCCTTGATGTGTGGCGGCGATCTATCTGTGCGCTCCTCGCTTGGGGAAGTCTGCTCGCTCTACTAGGCCCTGCCGCAGCGCAAGTCACTGGCGACCTGAACACCAACAGCGGCAACACCAACTCCACTGTTGGTAGCAACAACCCCACCAGCACCAATACCGAAACCAAAAATTACAATGGCGCTGGGTCTGCGCCATTCAGTCAGCCTGTTCCTACTGCCGCAGCCCCTACAGTCATGGGCGGCGGTGGCAATGACTCCTGCCTTATTCCGATTCAGCAAGCCTTCCAGATCAGTATTTTTGGCAAAGCTGACGGAAAAATGATCCAAGACCCTGAGTGCAATCGTAGAAAAGACAGCCGACTTCTCGGAACGCCCCAAGACACTGGCGGGCTGGGCCTCCAAGTCAGCGGTATCTCCCTCATGTGCGGCAACCCTGCCATCTTCAAAGCGATGGCGCTCGCCTCGACGCCCTGCCCTGTCTACTCCATCGCTGCTGGTAAGCTGATGATGGGCAGGGACGCCTACATCACAATGCGTAGTCAGCCCTTCATTTATGTGGTAGGATATGCCGACGACCAGACTTTCTGGGACGAATTTTTGCTGATGGGAGAGGAACTGCCCGATGTTGAAGTCGACCAAAACACTGGTCCTAGCCTTTCTGAGCGCTTCCGCCGCAACACAGGCGATGGCGGAGCAGACAATGACAAACCTGAATCAGTCAGCCCAAGCGATTCTGGGGCAGATTAGCGCATCGCAAATCCTGATGGCTGGCGCGACCCAAGCCGCAGCCAGCGGCGACATTCTGAACCCCGGCGTCATGCAG